CTGCAGCCCGTTTTTCCCCGGTTCCCCATTAGTACCGTCAATTCCATTTTTGGCCTTTCTTCGTATTAATATATGCCCTTGTGCCTCCATACCGGATTACTTCAATTTTGCCAATACTTCTTTTGCGATCTCTTTAGCCTTGATACGATAGTTCTGATAATCAGTATATTCTTTCAGATACTCGGCACGCTTATCTTCGTCAAGTTCCGAAGTTGTATCACGTGCCATTTCCAAATTGGCAAAAATGGCATCACGTTTGTTTGCATCATAACGTTCCATGATAATGGCGCTTACAATGCTGTCATAATCATGTTCCCCTTCAACATCCACATTTTCACAGACATACTGGTCTTCAACCACCACATCTTCCGAACCGGCCTTTTGAACAGCTTCTCTTCTCTCAAAGTCAAAGTAAATGCGTAGCAACGCACCTTCAAGTACAAATTCAATACCAGTCGGCAGTTCTCCTACAAGAGTTCCATAACTTTTCATAAATTACCTCCATTTTTATAATTATTCTTCAAAATAATAAGCACTCTTCCCGTCACCTAACGAACGCCGCTTGACAATCACATTTTCCACTGGAAAAATCTTCTGACCGTTATTCTCCGCTTCGCGAGCCTGATCCAACACATCTTTCAGATTGTAACAGTTCGTTATGAATTTGCTACGTTGTCCGTTCTGTTCAAAAAGAACACAATATCTACCTTCACCTTGCTTTGTCTTCACATTCGTTTCAAAGTCCACCACTGTTATAGGGACATTGAGAATATCCATCAATCTTGTCTCTTTTACATCGAAGAACTTCTTTCCGTCCTTTGTTCTACCACTCTGTTTGATACCTTTATCTGCAAAACTCATATCATTATTTGTTATTGTTCTCCATAAATTCTTACAATCTCGTGAAGCAATAGCCCAAAAAGTTAATCCTTCTTCCTCTTACTACGTTTTCGCTTTCTATGCTTTTTGTTCCCATTTTTTGTTTCTGTTCCTATCGGAGCAATACAACTGTTTGCTTTAACTACCAACCCAACTTTTGCACTTTCCCGTTCATACGCACGAATAAGAAACAACGCTTCGGCCTTAGAACGAGCCAGCATAACATTATCATCGCAATATCTATGCAGGCATTTGACACGATATTTCTCCTTCATTGTATGATCTATCCGGCTTGCCGCAAAATTCCCGATAGGTTGGCTTGTAAATGCTCCAATCGGAACACCTCTTCTTCCGTTCAACTTCATTCTCCAATACGTCAACTAACTCTGTTCCGCTGTCATACGATAAAACAGCTATCTCGATCAATTTAATAAATCGTTCATCTTTGAATTTCCTTCTCAATGCAGCAACAATAAGCTCATGAAGAATACTTTGATAGAACTTTTTGAAATCAGTCTTTACGAACCATTTGTATTCCGGGTACCGGTGAAGAAAACGTTTCATTCTCCTTACTCCAAAATGTAATCCCTTTCCCTTGATACACGCACTTGTATCATAAATCAAATTTCTATAAACATCTTCTTCAATCACCCTCATAATTGCATGGTGCAATATACGCCACGGGAAATATTTCTGTTTGACAATATCTCGAACCTTTCCTGCATCACTTTTTACTCTCATTACGCTATAATCCGGTGCCGGAAAATCCAATGTCAGGATCATCAACTGCAAAGCTCGGAGGTCTTCTTCCGGGTGTAGATTATGCCGCCTGATAAAGCGGTTTTTCTTAACCTTCCCATCTTGTGCTTCTTTGTCCGCTTCACGTAAATTATTTATCTCTGCTATACGTTCAAGAATATACCCGGCTCTTTTAGATTTCTTTCCACCGTTTGCTTCTATCCGTTTATTGTCAGCCTCTATCCTTTCCGCTATAATTCTATCAATTTCATTATGCGATAGACTCTTCCAATCAATATCACTTCTTCCAATATTCACTGCTGCTTTGTTTTAAAATTTACACCATACTTCCAATTTTGTCTTGTTCAGACTATTTTAATTATTCCGATAACTGCAAGCTGTTTTTACTTGCTTGAATAATTCGCCCGGAGCTTTCGAGAACCAACCTACTAACACCGCTTGTTGCCTTTCGCAAATTGGGCAACCTTTCCGCATTCTTGATTTTCTGACATCGTAACCAATTGATTACTACGTTGCAACGATATAAATCCTGCAAGGTCATGGCTCGGAGAACTCGCAGATTACTCTACGATAAATAAGTATGGCGAGAGCCGATATTCGCATTCGAGTTCGACCAATCGTTATTCGAGTTCGCATAAGCGAGGCCGCAATTCGCACCGTTATTCGCATTACCGCCCCAAAGAACCAGCTCTTGTTCCCCTCTACCAACCGTCCACGCCTTTCGGCTTTCGTCCCGTTATCCGTAGCCGTAAAACGAGAAGGTGGACGGGTTTTAATTAATTGAAATTCAAAGAACTAATATTTCAAAATCTATCATGCAGCCATCAAAGATGCACCGCTAACAAATGTTAAATTTCCAAAATACGCAAGGCGAGAGCCGACAAACGCAGTCGAGTACGACCAAGCGGAAGCCGAGCCCGCACAAGCGAGGCCGCAATTCGCACCGCTATACGCAACACCGCCCCAAAGAACCAGCTGCCCAGTAGTGTTTGCCCATGAATAATCAGCCCAATAAGAAGTGCTACTTCCACCTATCTTTTTGGGGAAAATATCAAAATGTTCCCCAAGAATTATTTCCTGCACTTGGCCGGAAGTTGTCTGCCGAGTAGCTTGTCTGTATTCACCATTGGGATGTGCCGCTAATTCAGCGGTAGTTGGTAAACGGTTCCCTTTGTAAATGAAAATTTCCGTTCCACTTTGAGCACTGTTATTGGAACTACCACAAAATACTCCCTGCAAAAATTCCCACTGCCAGCCATAAGGGTCTTCTATACCCATCATATTCACCCGTGAGCAATCCACTCCGGTATTACTTCCATTCACCACAGAAATAGCTATTTTACCCCAATTGTCACCGAGGCTTTTTGTTGCACCGGTTTTCAAAGCAGCTGCCGCAGCCCACAAATCTTTACTGGAGCTACCACCTACACCATAACCAAGCTTCGCTTGAATATTGGTATCTCCATATTGGGATAATCCCAACATCATAATGAGTTTTCGCTGATCGTAATCAGTCAATCCCCATTCCTTACCGTTCACTTGTGCAGCAGTCCAAAATGCGTTGATCGTTTTACTACCTGCCGGTGCAACTCCTGAACGTGAAACAAGTGCGCTACCTGACATGGAGCCTTTGTATGCACCGATACAGTTATACATTCCACCATTTGCCCC